ACTCTACCTGGTGGACAGGGTCTTGGCGAAATGGGAGATATCGAATACTTCCAAACTAAACTTTATCAATCGCTGAATGTACCCATTTCTAGATTACAGCAAGTAACTGGTCTAAATTTTGGTCGTGCGGCAGAAATTAATCGCGATGAGTGGAAGTTTGCCAAATTTGTAGCAAAACTTCGTAGACGATTTGCGTTATTATTTGATGATTTATTAAAAACTCAGTTGATTCTCAAGGGCATTATTACCGATGAAGATTGGTTGTCAATAAAGGATCAAATTCAATATAAGTATGCAACTGATGCTTTCTATACAGAATCAAAAGAACAGCAAATTATGCAGTCTAGATTAGAAATCTTAACTGCCGCGGCACCATTTATTGGTACGCTATATAGTAAACAATATATTCAAAAAGAAATTTTAAAACTTTCAGACGATGAGATTGCAGAAATCAAAGATGAAAACGATTCTGAGATACCTGAAGTCTCTCCTCCAGATTATTCGCCGTTGGAAGGACAACCTCCTCAACAGCAAGGTCAACAACCTATGAACTCAACAATGCAAAAAGACTTGGAGAGATATTAAAATGAGTGAAAATGATAACATACCTAGTGTTAATGTAGCCGATCTTATAAATAGTATACAAGATGGAACACTTTCTGATTCAGAAAGTACTTTTAATCAAATTATGGATATTAAAGTTGGCGAAAAATTAGATGCTCTTCGTACTGAATATGCTTCTGATTTATTTGACGATGGTGATAAAACCAGCGATATGGACAACCCAGATAACGAAAGTGAAAGTATTGGTGTTGCAGAAATAGAATCAGAACAACAGGTAGAAATCAATGATCAAGTATAAACAGCTTCAAGAACGCATCAATATGGCAAAAGCCAAAATGGGCGATGTAATCAAAGATTTCAAGAAGTCGGATGCACCACAATTTAAGGGCAAATCTCCAGAAAAGCGCCGCCAAATGGCAATAGCTGCCAAATTGGCATCAGAAGAATTAACTGGCGATCAACATAAGATTGATGCTAATAAAAATGGTAAAATTGACGGCGATGATTTTAATAAACTTCGCTCAAAGAAGGCAAAGAAAATCGTCTGATAGAATAATAAGGTAAAGTAGGGGATATACATGGCAGCAACAGTTTCAGTTTTAAAACTAACTCAGGTACACGGCGTGGTAAAGGTTCGTGGTACTGGAGCTGGCACCATTGCTCTCGCCACAACACTCAAAAAGTCTACAGAAACAACCAGTACACCAGTAGTTCATATTAAGTCGATTTATTTTTCGCTTTCAACGGGTGCTGCTGGTACAATTACCAGAAATGGTCAAGTTTTATGGACACTAAATGATCAGGGTGCTGGTTGGTTGGATTTTGCTGGCTTCTCTGATAATGAAGAGTCTGGTTCAGATATTGATGTGACTTTTACAGGCGGTAATGGCGGCACTGTAATTCTTGAAATGGTAAAGATTTCTGGTTATGGACCTTATGATCATCAAAACCAAGGGGATCTAGGTTAATGAAACTTATTACCGAAGTAAACGACAACGTTCGTTATATCACAGAAGATAAATCTGGTAAAAAGAACCTTTACATTGAAGGTGTATTTTTACAGTCTAATATTGCAAATCGTAACGGACGTAAATATCCATGCAACGTTATGGAAAAAGAAGTCACTCGTTACATGAAAGAGGCAGTAGAGAACAATCGTGCTTTCGGCGAACTAGGACATCCAGATGGTCCATCAATTAATTTAGATCGAGTCTCACATATTGTAACTGAATTAAGAAGAGACGGCGATAATTGGATTGGTCGCGCAAAAATTACTGAAACTCCTATGGGAAATATTGCCAGAGGCTTAATTGAGTCTGGTGGTCAACTTGGAGTTTCGTCAAGAGGTTTGGGCACTCTTAAAGAAGATAGAGATGGAATTCAAGTTGTGCAAGATGATTTCCATCTTGCCACAGCGGCCGATATTGTTGCTGACCCATCAGCACCAGATGCTTTCGTAAGAGGTATTATGGAAAATAAAGAATGGGTTGTTGTTAATGGTGTTTGGACAGAACAGCATTGCGACATGTCAAAAAAGATTATTAGGAAGGCAAGCAAAAAACAACTTGAAGAGGCCAAACTGGAAATCTTTAGTAAATTCTTACATAATCTATCTGTAAGATAAAACTTTTATAAATAAAGAATAGAGTCCGATATTAGGAGAAAACAATGAGTGTAGAGAGCAAAATCAGAGAACTGCTAGAATCAAGAAAGCAGCTTGCTGAAACTGGTGATACAACTAATCCTAAGCAGGGAAGTTCAGAGTCTTCTCCTTCGGCTGGTCCTATGGGAGCAGACAAGGGTAAAGACACTTCAATTCCAGCTAAGGTAGCCGGTGACGCAACTCCTCCAAAGCAAGGAGATTCTAAGGACGCAACCATCTCTTCAGAAAGAGATCAGGAAACTGAAAATCCTGGCGCCAAGGAAGCTGCATCAATTCACGATAATAAAGGTACAATTAGTCAAAGTGGTGCAGGTAGTGCTCCAAACTTTACCGACAAAGAAGGTACTGAGTCTGTAGTAAATCAACCTTCATCTAAGGGCAACGTTGCCAAAGAAGAAGTTGAGGTTGATGCAGAAGCCAATACTCTTGAGTCGGATGAAGTTGATGCAGACATCTCTGCACTCTTTGATGGCAATTCAGATTTGACTGAAGAGTTCCGCGCTAAGGCATCTTCTATTTTTGAAGCTGTTGTTACCGCTAGAGTTAACGACAAAGTATCAAAAATTGAAGAAGAGTTGGTTGCCGAATCAGCAACTCTTATTGAAGAATATAAAACAGAATTAACAGATAAAGTTGATTCGTATTTAAATTATGTTGTTGAGAAGTGGGTAGAAGACAACGCGGTTGCTATTGAATCGGGTCTTCGTGCCGACATTACTGAGTCTTTCATTGACGGAATGAAGAAGTTGTTCTCAGAACACTATATCGAAGTTCCCGAGGAAAAATATGATGTACTAGGTGAAATGCAAGAAAAATTAGCTGGTTTACAGACCAAGCTAGACGAGCAAATTTCTGCAAATGTAGAACTGCATAATAATAACATTGAGCTCCAAAAGAACAACGTATTTTCGGTTGTTGCGGAAGGTCTTGCTAAGACCGATGCTGAAAAGTTCAAGTCATTAATTACTGATGTAGAATTCGAGAATGCAGATATCTTTGAAGAAAAACTTAATGTAATTAAAGAAAACTATTTTCCTAAGAAGACATTTGTTTCTGAGGACAAACTAGTAGACGATAATACAGAACAGTTTTTAGACGAATCTACTGTCAGCAAATATGTTGATGCACTCAACAAAATGGCTAAAGTTTAAAATTTTATAAATAAGTTGTATTGATTAACACCGTAAAAGGAGAAAACTACATGTTTCTTTCAGAGCAATTACAGAAAAAGTGGGAACCCGTTCTAAACCATTCAGGTCTGAGCGAGATTAAGGACCCTTACAAGAGAGCCGTAACCGCTGTTGTCCTCGAGAACCAAGAGAAGGCACTGCGCGAGGAAAAGGCTGCCCTGTTTGAGGCCGTCCCAGCAAACAACATCGCAGGTTCGGGCGCTTCGGCAATCGACCGCTATGATCCAATTCTTATCTCACTGGTTCGCCGTTCACTGCCAAATCTAATGGCATATGACGTTGCTGGCGTTCAGCCAATGACTGGTCCAACTGGCTTGATCTTCGCTATGAAGTCGCGCTATGGTTCGCAGTCTGGAGATGAGGCACTCTTCAACGAAGCCGACACTGACTTCTCTGGTACTGGCTCACACGCTGGTTCAAACCCAGTTCAAGGCAGCTACACAACTGGTACCGGTCTAGCAACTGCTGATGCAGAAGCTCTGGGCACAGATGGTGGTGGTTCTTTCGGCGAGATGGCATTCTCAATTGAGAAGACAACCGTAACTGCTAAGAGCCGCGCTCTAAAGGCAGAGTACACGGTTGAACTGGCACAGGATCTCAAGGCAATTCACGG